TACAGCATCTAGTAACGCCGGCGCTCAAACAAGCCTTAATGACGCCATGGCTGAAATCGGGGACGCAACGTTCCTCTTAGAGGATAACTTCGCCGGTACTGCCGCAGCAGCCTCTGGTGAAGCTCTTGGAGCAATCGCTGGTCAAGCTGATTGGGGACTTGAAGGTCAAGAAGACATTCCAGAACTCAACATCAAAGTTGATTCCGTAAGTGTAACTGCTGTAACCAAGAAGCTCAAGGCTAAGTGGACACCAGAATTGGGGCAAGATCTCAATGCTTACCACAACCTTGATGCAGAAGTTGAGCTTACAAGCATTCTCTCTGAGCAAATTGCTCTTGAGATTGACAGAGAGATCCTCAAGGACCTCATGGTAGGCGCTACCGCTGGTACTATTTACTGGTCACGCCGTCCGGGTAGATTCCTTGACAGGGCAACTGGAAACCAAGTTGGTGGAGACGTAGCCAACGAAGGTATGTTCGGTGCTGATTTCACAGGTACTGTTTCCGAATGGTATGAGACTCTTGTTGAAGCAATCAACGACGTTTCTGCTCAAATCCACAGAAAGACACTTCGCGGTGGAGCCAACTTTGTTGTTGTATCCCCAGAAGTTGCTAACATCCTTGAGTTTACTGCTGGCTTCCGTGCTAGCGTAACCGCTGATGCTGACCGTGGAACAATCGGAGCAGTTAACGTTGGATCTTTGAGTAAGAAGTGGGATGTTTATGTGGATCCTTATTTCCCACGTAACATTGTGCTTATTGGACGTAAAGGTGGATCATTCCTCGAAAGTGGATATGTATACGCTCCATATGTCCCACTCCAAGTAACTCCAACTATCTTCGGTGTCGAGGACTTTGTACCTCGTAAGGGTGTCATGACACGCTACGCCAAGAAGATGGTTAGACCAGATATGTATGGTCTTGTTATCTGTCGCGACCTTAATGGCTAATCCCAATAAGATTTAGACAAACAAAGAGCCTCGTCATTAATTTGGCGGGGCTTTTTTCTTTTCTACCTTCCTTAAACGTTGTCACAGACTAATTATATATAGCGTATTTTATTTTGAAATAAGGAGATCTAAATAATGGCTCTTCCAACATTGACACCTGCTAGCAATACTAGCGTGTCTATTCTACCAGTAACTGGAAATAGTGATAGCGTTAACTCTGCATCAAATCCTCTTCCATATGGGATTTATGTAACAAAAGCAGGAACAAGTGCGGCAGCAGAGGCTTTCATCTCTGGTGCAGTCGATCAAGTAGCCTATGTATACCAGAAGATGGGTGGTGAAATACTCGACATTGAGTTGTCTGAATACCAAGTTTATGCTGCATATGAAGAAGCAGTTTTGGAATATTCATATATTGTCAACATCCATCAGGCAAAAAATGCAATGTCTGACTTTCTTGGGAATCCCACTGGAACATTTGATCAAGACGGAGAAATGGTAAGCGGAGACGCTCTAAGCGGCTCAAACATTGAGACTAGATATCCAAGGTTTAATTTCGAATATTCAAAGCGAATCGCCAACACACTTGCAACTGAGGGTGGTTTCGGTGGCGATGTGCCCATATACTCCGCTTCTTTTGCTACAGAAGTCGGAAAGCAAGACTACGATCTTCAAGCGATTGTTGAAAGCGCGTCGACAACAGACTCGGACAGCCCCTTTTACAACGCTGTTGGAGATAACAAAGTGACAATTAGGAAAGTATTTTATAAGACACCTCATGCAATGTGGAGATTCTTTGGGTATTATGGAGGTCTCAACACAGTGGGAAACCTGTCCTATTATGGTCAATACGCAGACGATTCAACATTTGAGGTGATACCAGTGTGGCAGAATAAGGCACAAGCCATGGCTTTTGAAGACGCCATATACACCAGAACCTCTCACTTTTCCTATGAAATAAAAAACAATAAATTAAGGTTGTTTCCAGACACAACTAGTGTCTCGCCAACTAGGATGTGGTTCGAGTTCAGTGTCACCTCAAACGCATGGGATGAAACCGGGGATGCTAATACGGGTGTTAAGGGCGTCAACAATATGAATACGCTGCCTTTCGAAAATATAGAGTATCTTAATATTAACTCTATTGGCAAGCAGTGGATTAGAAGATTCGCCCTGTCAGTATGCAAAGAGATGCTAGGTAACATTAGAAGCAAGTTTGCGACATTACCAATTCCGGGCAACAATGTAACACTCAATGGTCCAGCGCTTGTTTCTGAAGGGAAAGCAGAGCAGATTGCCTTAAGAGACGAACTAAAGACTGTATTGGCTGACATGACATATCCTAAATTGGCCGAAGATACAGCACAAGAAATAGAAAATACAGTAAAGACAATGCAGGGCGTTCCCCTGCCTGTCTTTGTGGGGTAGATAACAGGTGGCTAAAAAGAACAAATGGACACAACCTAGTAATCCCCCTCCTCCTCTCTTTACAGGAAAGAAGGAGAGGGATCTTGTAAAAAAGATAAATGACGAAGTTATCGAGAGAGTCATAGGACAGACTGTGCTCTATTATCCTATTAGTCTTGAGCATACCAACTTTCACCCCTTATATGGCGAGGCAGTAAACAAAACCTTCCTCCCACCAGTTAGGGTGTATGCTTTGGTTGAGTGGCAGGGAATTGAATCTACTAATAATAATGTGGGAATTGACAAAAGATCTTCGATAAACGTGTTTTTTCACAAGAGAAGGCTAGTGGAAGACCAAGACTTATTTGCCCGTGAGGGAGATTTTCTTTTATATGGAACACTACTATACGAAATTGTATCTTTGAATGAGCCTAGAGAAATATTTGGTCAAGTTGATCACAAAATGGAAATAGTCGCTATGTGTAAGCGAGCAAGAAAGGGGGTCTTCGATGCCACATGATGATAAATATAGAGATCTCCCACCAGAGCCTGCATCTTCAAAATACCCAACAGGATTAAAGGAGTTATCCTTTGCTCCCTCTACCTTGGAGACAATAGATTACTCTATCTATGACTACATGAATGATGATATCAATTTTCACGCAACAACCGGCGCGGGATTTGAAAAGGTGCCAATCATATGGGTTGCTTCTGAAAGGGCATACCAGATTAAGAATAGAAAAGAACTTAGAGATGATGAAGGTACAATTATAATGCCTGTGATCACAATAGAGAGATCATCTGTTGTAAAAGACTTGACAACAAGGGGTGCTTACTATGGAGATCAGTTTATCAACAGAGATGAAAAAGGCGGTGGATTGGTGATCGCTAGAAGAATTCAGCAAAAGAAAACTTCTGAATTTAACAATGCAGATCAAAATAGAAAGTATCCAACATCTGCTCCGGGCACTGGACCTAAATTTATTCGTAGAAAAGACAACAGAAAAGTTGTTTATGAGACTATCTCAATACCTCCAATTGTATATGTTGACGTAACGTATAGAATTGTCATCAGAACAGAATATCAACAGCAAATGAATGAACTTTTGCAAGTTTTTGCAACTAGACCCGGAACAATTAATCATTTGATGTTCACGAGGGACCAGCATAAGTATGAAGCATTTGTACAAGGAAATTTCGCACAATCAAACAATATCAATGCAATGACTGGGGAAGAGAGAAGGTTTGAGTCGTCTATTGATATTAAAGTTCTCGGGTATCTTGTTGGTGAGGGCGAAAATGATGACAGACCAAAGTTTTCTGTAAGGGAAAATGCAGTCGAAGTCAAGATCCCTAGAGAAAGAGCGATATTTGGGGACATCCCTGAATACGGCGGCGATGGTAAACTCCGAGGCGAAAACCCGTATTCTTCGGATCGAACCGGATATATTGAATAATTTTGTCCTTTCTACCTGCTCCTTACTATTTATTAAAGAAAAAATGTTTTTATTCCAAGAGAATATAAAAGGAGACTCCAAGTAATGTCAGCAAAGAATTTCAAGTTTGTTTCCCCCGGCGTTTTTATCAATGAAATTGATAATTCACAGTTGCCGAGGACAGCACCGCCAGTTGGACCAGTTGTTATTGGTAGATTTAGAAGAGGACCAGCGTTCTTACCAACAAGAGTAGAGTCACTTTCAGAGTTGATTCAGATCTTCGGTGAACCAATAAGAGGCGATGAGGCTTCCGACGTTTGGAGGGGTGGCATCCCAACAGCACCGACTTATGGTGCATATGCAGCAGCAGCATGGCTTAAAAATGGCGCTCCACTAACTGTGATCAGAGTACTTGGAGATCAGAGTTCAGATGCCACAGGAACTGGCGCAGCAACTGCTGGCTGGAAAATGGGAGGCACTCCTGCCGAGCAGGACAACCCCGGTGGCGCTTACGGTCTCTTCTTAATGAATTCTTCTTCTTTTGCTGCTGGTGTAACTGGATCTGTCTCTGGAACCTTGGCTGCTTCATGGTACTTTAACCAAGGTGGGATTATTCTTTCGGGAACGATTGCAGGACAGCCCACTACTATTGTATCAGGCTCGGGTGTGCTAATCGAATCCGACGCCGGAACAGGCGCAGCAGCACAATTCACTGCTTTGCTGTACTCTAGCGGTACCGCGGGAGAAGGCACTCCAACTGAAACAGTAACATTTAACTTCGATAGAAATTCTAAGTATTATGCTAGGAAAGTTTTTAATACCAACCCCACAAGAACAAATGCAAGTCTAGTATCTGATCAAAGTTTCACAACTGGGTCAAGAAAGCCGTATTTCTTAGGCGAAACCTTTGAAATGAACATCGCCCAGATGGTTGATGCCAATACGGCATACGGCGTCATTTTGCCCTTGGGCGACAGTGCTGGCTTGAGATCAGGCAACGTATTTAAAAAGGCTGCCACAATTGCACAAACAGGCTGGTTTATGGCACAAGACCTCAGAACAACTGATGGTAGCGCAACTTTCGACAATAACACCCTCACACCAGATTTCGACCCAGATAATCCGGCAATTTGCCCTCGATTGTTCAAGTTCCATACATTGACTGCTGGACAAGAACAACAGAGAAAGTTTAAGTTATCTATTGAAAATATTAAGTATTCTGATAGAGTTGACATTGATCCTTATGGAAGTTTCTCGGTTGTGATTAGATCCATCTACGATAATGACTCTGCCCCAAGAATTGTTGAAAGATTTGATAATTGTAATTTGAATCCAAACTCTTCAAATTATGTTGCAAGAGTCGTTGGAGATGCATATTACGAATGGGACAACACAAAGAAGAGAATCGTTGAGTATGGGACTTATCCCAACAACTCAAGTATTGTTAGAATTGAATTGGCAACAGATATAGATATCGGACAAGCAGATCCAGAATTGTTACCATTTGGCGTTCAGGGTCCAGTTAAGAGGCAAGATTTTAGGGTTGAATTTAACTCAGGTTCTGCGACTGGAATTTATGCCACTGCATCATTCCTAACTCACACAGCTTCTTGGGGTGACCCTCCTGCTGGATATACCCCAGCGCTATCGAAATTAAATGTAAGAAGAAAATCATCTGACTCCTTCAAGTGGTTCGATCAAGCTCTATGAGAAGAGCCAGAAAATGCTATTATTTGGGGTGGAGGATCATCAGTAGCTACTCTTGTAGATGCAATCCTCGCAAATGGAACCGGAGACACCCTCGAAAATGATGATACAATTGTCTTCACAGTTCCAGTAGGT